AAACCGCAGAAGCATCATAGAAAATTTCATTAGTAGCACTTAAATATAACCAAAAAAACAAACCATTTGAATTTGCTTTACACAAATACCACTGTCTTTTTTCAAAAAATAAAGTATCTGTTAATCTGTTATAAAGTATATTATTTGGTTTAATTGGAGTAGCCCCGTCCCACCCAGGACCAAATGAATCTGTGGTTCCAAACACTATAATTTCATTTAACCAATTTGAAGTCATTTGCATGGTTAATGTTTGGTGAACGTTCATTCTAAATTGAATTTCGTTTAATTCTTGTGCCTGTAAAATTTTTCCAGGCTCAAATGCTATCATTTTATAACCAACAGAAAATGGTCCGGTAGTTGGTGTACCAAAATCAATAACACCAAACGTTGGAGGAGCAAAGTTTGGATGCGAACCTAAATTTGTTGATATATTAACTGTAGTCATGTTAGAAGATAAATGATAATTTTATTGAGGATTGGGAACCAGTTTGTTCTAATATTATGTTTTTATCTAAATTCCTAGTAGCAACATATTCTATATTATCTATCTTATATTCTGGTAAAGAAACTTCAGTAATTACATATTCTGTGTTATCTATATTGACTCTCAATTTTCCATTAAAACCTAATAACAATTCATCAACTCCAGAAATTTCTAGGGTAGATGATACAGGAGTTGATTCCACGAATTCATCCAATTTAGAAACTAATTTTGAAGTATAATCTAAAGAATTTGCTTTTGATTTTTGATTTTTAATAGTTATAGTTTCTGATGCTCCAATAGAGTCTATAAAAACTTCACCTTCGACTAGAGTTGGTAATTCTGAAGAAGTTGGCTCTAGTTTTATTTTAGATGTTGTTCTTCCTCTAAGTGGTTCATTTTGATCCAAATCAAATACTGGGTTAGAATCATCTAGTCCCCTTACATTAGATACTATTCCGGTTTTAGTAAATACTTCTTGATTTGACCCAATTTCTTGTAAATCTACCGAAGTTAATTGTTTTATCACTGAAATTTTAACATTTGGCAAAAATACAGAGGGATCGGAAATGTCTGGTAATATTACAGCTTTTATTGAATTTTGTAACTTTGAACTAATGGCATTTGGTATAACAAATGATGGATTAATAAAATCTCTACCAGAACTTCGTAAAGTTATTCCGTTTGCAATAAAAGCATTTCTACGAATGTCATAATAGGTTTCTATATTTGCAGATGCCTCAAATCCAATTGGATCTAAAATAGTTATTTCTGGTTTTTCTTCTTTAACAATTCTATCTTCTATCGATAAAGATGAAACATCTAATTGTAAAGAAATTAGACCTTTATTTGTTTGTCTATAATAATCGTAATTTAGATATTGGATATAAAATTTATCATTTACATCTAGTTGATTTTCATTAATTTTTAATTCTAATTGATCTAGTGAATTTCTTTCAATTTCAGACTGTAAGGAACCAATTATATGAACCGATTTGTAATTTAACAAAGAACCAACACTATGACAAGTTGCACATATCCAGTTTTCTTCTCCTATTCCAGAAACTCTGTCTCCTTTTTTATAAATTTGAGAAGTTATTGGATCTTTGCTGTCTTCGTTGTAATAAAAATAACAATCTCCGGTGGCTCCAGCATCACCACCGGCACAAATTGAATCATATTTTGTTGTATAGGAAATGGAAGTTGGTTCTGAGGAAAAATCATACAGGCTGTTTATTGGTAGTTCGGTTAAAGTTAAAAACTTACTCAAGAAAAAATCCAAACGATACAAAGACATCCAAGAGTATCCATCAGAGTAAGTTTTAACACCAACATAATGGTTTGGTTCGTTTGTTGATAAAATTGTAGTTTCTCCAATTAATCCGATTGGTTGATTTTTACCAACACACAAGTAAACCATATCTGTTGTTTTATTATACACATAAGTATTGTCACCAGAAGAACCAATATAAAATGGAGTGTATTCTGCGCCTCGTGCCCAATTAACTCTATTTGTTACTAATGATACATCATTTTTTGTTATTCTAGATAAAACAGAAATATCAGTTTCATCTGCAACTGTTTCACTTCCACCAGAAACACCACCCAAAAATACAAAAAAGTTAGTAATTTCTTTTTTTATAGAGTTTGATGTATACGATTTTATTTGATTAATATTACTCATATTTTTCCTATTTATATTGATGCTTTAGAAACATGTCATGCTTATAAGAAACATGTTGGGCAATCGTTTATACACTCCTTGTATGGTATATTTGGACTTGGTAAATTTCCAGAAAGTTCTAAAAAACTTCCAATAGTCATGTCACCCAATGTTCCATTTGGTTTTTCTATTTCTGTTTTTATTTCTGGGTCCCAATTTGGAAATAGATGCTGAGTAAAAAAACCAGTAATACCAGATGGATTGCAGTTAAATACACAACAGTAACAAACATATGTTGCAATATGAGTGCAAGGAGAAATTTCTGGGGGTACAGTATAATATTGTTCATAAAAAGTAGTAACATAATTAGGATCAGAAATGACATCTGTTGATATGTTTGGATATAACAATAAATATTTTTCAATAATTGGTAGTTCAGAATAATCTACATCAATAATTCCCCCCAAGGGAGAATCAGATGGAATAGTTGTGTCTCCGATAGAAACATATTGTTCAAAGAAACTAACAGTACCAACAGGATGAGTACCAGCTAGAACTGTGTTTTTGTAATTTATTACTTCATCAACTGAAGCATCAGATGTTAAAATATAAGAGTATTCTTGCCAAAAATTATCATCAGGAAGAATAGATTCGTTTAATGCAGAGCCAAATAAATTAGGTCTATTTTCCGTATTATATCCTACATTTTCAGCCAATATGTCGTTTTGTATTGGATTATTTGGATCGAAATTATCAGGTAAATCTATTATAGAGTTTGGTACTAAATCCCAACTAATATTGCTAAATTTACCACCATTTAATCTCATTAAATATTTTTTAGGATAATCTATGTTAACATTTTTTATATCAAATAAAGTCTTGAGCAAATAACGATATGCTCCTTCTGTGCCTTTAGAAATTAAAAAATCATTTTTGATTGATTTGATAAAAGATCTAACATTTTGTAATGTAATTTCATTAAAATCATCAGAATTTTTCTGTATTATTGAAATTGATATGAATGGAGCATAAGTTTTAATATATTGTTCAATAAAAGCATCTGGAACTTTATCAATGTCAAATAAATCTTCTATTTCATATGGAGTTAAACTTGATTGATCTTTTTTAAACCCACAGTAAAGCCAATTATAATAACTTTTGATAAAATCTATTAAATAACTATCGTTGCTATTATTACCATAATTTTGTTTTAACCAAAATGGTATCTGTCCTTCTATTCCAACAGGAGAAGTACAAAAATTTTCACCAGAAACCTCTACAGCATAACTTCTAAATGCTATAGCCTGTTCCAATACTGTTGGTAAAGGTTGTGTTTGAGCAGAAGTTTTAATTAATGTTGTTAACATCAAATTTCTTGTGGTTGTTCTGCATTTATATTCAGTGTTAAATACACTTCATCTTTTGCTAAAACCGTAGTTGCTGCCTTTGGTTTTGCATATAATTTGAAAGATTGGGTTGAGATGCCCGGATAAAGTGAAACTATTCCTGTTTTATAATCAATTTCCCCAACCACCACATTTAAATCATCAACATTATTTGTATTTTCATCTCTGGAAAATAATTTTAATTTTCCAATAACTGGTGGATTTATTGAATTTGCCGGATATAAGATTGGGACATCGTATATTTGTACTTTAGATGTTGGGAAATATGGACTTTCAAACAAAGTTGATGTAATACCATTTCCTGCTGTTGTTGATTCTACCCGATTAATTTGATTTTTGTAATTTAATGTTACACTTCTAGTAGAAGGAACTACTGTATATTCTAACTCAACATCAGATATTCTAGTTAAAAAGTAGCCGGGATATTTTTGAACTGTGTTTCTGATTTTATCTTCTGTTAGGTTATTATTAAAGGAACCAATTTTATATTCACTGTTGATATCATTAACAATAAGATCTATAGCCTCTTCCGGCATAATAGTGACAGTTTCTGAATTATATGTTGTCTGTAAAGTTAAGTTAACAACCAAAGAAACTGGAGGAATATACTCTGGTAATATAGTAACTATAGATCTTTCTTTTATCTTGCTTAATAATTGTTTTACTAGACTATTATCTGCTGTTTGTATTCCATTAATAGAAAATAAAAGTCTTCCATACATTGGTGGTGTGTTTTCTTCTCCACCCCAAACATTAACGCCATTAGAATATCCTAATTGAGCCAAAAACCCAATATAATCTAATTTTGTCACTAATCTTTGCTGTGCTGAAAAAACTAGAGGAGCAACAGTTTTTGCTGAACTTAAATTTGGGGAGTCTAATCCACCAAATGATGGTTGTAAAAACACAATAGACGAACCACTTGGAATTAAACCACCAGTATAGTTGGATGAATTATTTGAATTAGATCCATTTGATGACAAGTATTCAACTTTAACCAAATCACCTGCGACTAAATTATAATTTGCATTTGCTGTTACCTGAAACTTAACAACAAACCCAGATGTTGTTCTCTCCAATGAATATAAATTAGATGTTTGATCAACATACCCACCAGAATAAGTATCAATTAAATTCCAATACAAATATTCTTCATCTTGTGCTCTTTTTACAGAGACTTTAAGAGTTTTTATATCCATGTTTAAGTCTGGAATTAGTATTCTTTGTTCTGGGAAGTCAAAACCATCTCCCCCAAATCCCAAAGAAACATAAGTTCCCTCATAAATGCTAAAATATTCAGTTTCGTTATTGGGACCAACTAACAACTCATCAACGTTCCAGAACTGATAACGAATTCCTTCTGGTGTGGAACCAACAACATTAACAGTAAATGGCTTTAAAACTGTGCTGGTGGTAACATTAGTTAATTTTATTCTTCCAACAGAACTAGTTTTCGTTGGTAAAACATAACCTAAAGGTTTTACCAGAGATACAACAGATCTTTCTAGTTGAGCAGTATCTAAAAATGCCTCACCTGATATCATATTCGCAAAGTGCGCATAATATAATGTGTTATATGCTAATAAATCTAATAGAAAATTTACGGCCGAACCTTCAAAGTTTAAGTCTTTTACGGTGTCTTGTTTTTTCAAATAATTGACAAGAGATGCCCGGATATTACCAAAATCTAGTTCTGATAAGTTAATTGTTGTCATAGTTCGTTTACCGTTAGTATTAAAGTTTGCTCTTGTGTGTTTACTGACCCCTGATTTAAGACATACTTAATATTTATTTTAATGTCTGAACTTTCAGTTGACTCCATTATTGGGTATAGTATGTCAACAGAATTTACTTTTATTCTTGGTTCTAATGAATCAAGAGCAGTTCTTATTTCGCTTCTAAGTAAAGCCAACTCCGCATATGTTGGTGAATCAAACAAAATATCAGTCAATCTTGTTCCAAAATATTGATTAAATGGTCTTTCTCCCTTTTTAGTCAATACTATATTTTTTATAGATTGAACAATGGAAGAGTTTCCGGTAGAAAATGATACATCCCCGGTTTCTTGATTTTTGTTGAAGAAAATGTTCAAGTCTCTGTATTTTGGTGATGCCATATTAGTTATTTAGTACCAATTTTTCTGATCTTGTGTTTGGATTTAGATATTCTGTGTCTCGAATTAATACCACATCCATATAATGTTTTGTCTTTGCAATATCATGAACTATGCTTTGAACCAACCAAGTTCCAGAATATCTCTTTGTTCCTAAATTTAGACTTATTTTTGTTCCTGGTCTTAGGGTAAAATCACCATTCAGGGATATCACTATTTTATTAGCGTTGATTTGCATCATTTGTGCATTACGAAGAAGAGGTCTTTCTGGTGGTGTTTGCCAGAACGTACAATATGTTTGAGAATATTTCAAATAGTCTAAGAATTTTGTACCAATACATGGACAATTACAATTCAGAGGATCGTTGGGTTTACCCCAAACACAACCTAACCAGTCTTCCCCTAAGACATTCTCAATTAGATCACATTCTTTTATTTCTTGTTCTAATTGCCGAAGTTCGGCATATGTTGGTTCTGGCCCAGTAAAACCAACTGTCATTTTGTCAGGTCTGAGTTCCTGACAAGGACAATTGCAGATAGGATCATTATCTGGGCAAGTAGAATTATCAACCGGCTCTGGGTTGGAACAAGGATAGTCTTTACATGGATTGTTTTCTGGTGTTTGTCTAGATATCACCATAAATTGAGCAGCAAAGTTTCTGTCAAATGTGGAGTCCTCTGGTTCTAATTCTGGACCTACTAGTCCATACTCAGTTTCTCCAGAAATATCATTTTTCCAAACATGAGACATTTCTTGTGGTATTTGAGGGTGACTCCAAATTGCAACACCGTAATAATTACCATAGAAAGTTGTTTCTTGCTCTGGTGTATCTTTGTCTTCTCTTATGTTTCTGTTTCTTA